CACTGACAAGCGCGCCGATACTCACCCGGCACAGCCTCGACGCGCCAATCAGAAGGTTGGGGATACGAGTCCCTCGGAGCGCGCATGAGCGCACGGCACCAGACCAGCGAGTACAAGGCCAACGCCCGCATCATCCGTGCGCGCGTGCGAGCCGCCCACAGCCGGGGCGAGTCCGTGACCTGCTGGCGGTGCCGAGGCGCAATCACACCCGGCATGGCCTACGACGTGGGCCACATCCACGGTGCCATCGGCAACACCCTGCTCGACCTCGCACCCGAGCACCGCCACCGCACCGGACCATGCCCAGGCAACCGAAGCGACGGCGGACGACGAGGCGCAGCTATCACGAACCGCCGACACGTCACCATACCCAGCAACCGAGAGACCTCATGGCCGATCTGACCACGACCGCGACGCGAGACTCAGTGTCACAATCTTTGACACCGAGTCCCATCACTACCGCCTCCGGCAGCGAAATCCCCCCCCTGGCGGCGACCCCCTGGAGCCACCCGAGGGACTGGGACGGCACCCCCCTGCCGAGCTCGGTCGCGCGTCACCCGCTCATGGCCGAGGCCGCGTGGATCGAGCTTCGCGATCGAGGCCGATCCCCGCTCGAACAGTCCGACCCGGTGACGAGCTACCAGCACCGAGCCGAGTTCCTCGTCGGCGCGTGGATGCTCGACAAGATCGTGCCGCCGCGTCTCGGCGGGTCGCTGCTCGACAACCTGCAACCGCAGATGCTCATGGAGGCCGACACCCTCGCCGCCGAGCACTTCGCCAACGCGATCCTCATGCCCCGCCGCTCGTCAAAGACGACGAGCCTGTGGTGTGTCGCGCTCGGTCGAACGTGGATGCGACCCGTCTACATGGTCGGATACACGATGCTCACGACCGCGAAGAAGGCTGGCGAGCGGTTCAAGCTCGACGTGCGCGATCCCATCCTTCGCAAGTGGCGCGACAAGTCCACGCGACCCGTCAAGCTCACCGAGGGCAACGGCTCCCTCGGCGTCGAGTACGACAACGGCTCGAAGCTCGCCATCCTGTCGCCCAACGGCGACGACGTGCGCTCCGGTGCCTACGACCTCCTCATCATGGACGAAGCTGGCGAGGCCGAGCCCGAGATGTGGGACGACATCGTGGGCGCGGTCGTCCCCTCGTTCGACACCCGAGGCCCCGGCGCGCAGCTTGTCTACGCCGGGACCGGTGGAAAGTACCGAGACGGCTCGCACTTCTGGGCCACCCTCCACGCCCACGACGCTGGACGGCTCCGCTACGGCGTGCCCGACGACATCGACCCCGAGCGGATGGAGTCGTGGGAAGCCGGAGCCGGTGACCTCATCTCCGAGCTACACCCCGGCCTCGACGGCCTCACCACGCTCGAACAGATCCGACGCAACTTCCCCATCCTCGGCCCGGTCCGATTCGCCCTCGAATACCTCGGCCACTTCGGCCACGCCAGCGGCAACGACACGATCATCAGCATGGGTGAGTGGGGCACCACCACCGTCCCCGGCGAACCGCCTTCCGGTGTCGAGCCGCTCGCTCTCGCGTTCGCCGTCCACCCCGGAGGGCTCTGGGCATCGGTTGGCGTCGCCTGGTACCTACCCGACGAGAACCCCGACCTCGCCCGCGCAGCATGGGCGCTCGACGGCGACGACGGCGACGCCGAACCCCCGCGCGTCGGGTTCAAGCTCGTACACCACCAAGAGGGAAACGCTCGCCTCCCGCAGACACTCTGGAAGTTCTGGAAGGTGCTCCGCATCCCGATCGTGTACGACGGCGGCGCACCGCAAGAGAAAGACATCATCGGCGAACTCACCCGCCTCGCCCGCCCCCGACCCGAGATACGCGGCATCACATTCGGTGAGAAATCAGTCGCCGCGACGAAGCTCCTCAACGCGCTCAAACACGGCCAGGTCGCCCACTGGGAACAAGCCCCGCTCGACAAAGCCGCAGCCGGAGCCGTCCGCCGAACCTCCGGAAAATCCGTCCTCCTCGGCTCGCCCGACACTGATCCGCAGTTCGACGTGACCCCGCTCGAAGCGTTCGCCGCCGCGCTCTACGCCATGCCCGACCCCCGTGGCGGCGACACGTTCGCGCCCATCATTGTGAGTTAGCTACAACGACACGCCGTCAGCCATTGTTGACAAACTACAAAAACCAGGATTAAGTCTCTCCCGATGTCACTACTCGATCGCTTCCTAGGGCTCATCACACCGAGCGTCCAGCTTCCGCTCGCGCCCAGCGCCGAACTGCAGGCGCTCGTCTGGAGCGACATCTACGGCGGCACCAACGCCGAGGCTGTCACTCGCGAATCCGCGATGACCTGTTCACCGGTCAAGCGCGGACGAGCCGTCATCGTGGGACGGCTCTCCGACCTCCCCTTTGAAATCGGCACCTACGAGGATGGCGAATTCGTCGCCGACGCCACGCAGCCCGAGTGGCTCACCCAGATCGAGAACGTCGCGCAGTCGCCCTGGCACCGCTTCGCCTACACCCTCGACGACGTGCTCTTCACCGGATGGTCACTGTGGATCGTCGAACGCGACGACGCGGGATCGATCATCAGCGCCGAGCGGCTCGCTCGCCACCGCTGGCAATTTGACCAGGACAGCCCGACCGGCGTCTCGATCGACTGGTTCCACGTCACCGACCCCAAGAGCGTCATCCTCTTCGCCGGTCCCGATGAAGGGCTCCTCATCACCGCGCGCGACGCGATCCGCGGATGGCGCTACATGGAACGGGCCTGGATCGGTCGAGTACGCAACCCCATCCCGGCGATGGTGCTCGAAGAAACCGGCGACGGACACGTCACACAAGACGAAGCCAAGCAGTATGTCGAGGCGTGGGCGAAGGCGCGCACGAGCGATAACGGCGCAGTTGGGTTTCTGCCGAAGAGCCTCCGCCTCGCCGTGCACGGCGAAGTCGAGGCCGACCTCTACGACAAGGGCCGCAACGCCGTCCGCATCGACCTCGCCAATCAGATGAACCTTCCCGTCGCCTACCTCGACGGCTCCACCGCCACCTCCTCGCTGACCTACGTCACCCAGGAGGGCACCCGCGCTCAGATCATCGACGATCTCGAATACTGGATTGCCCCGTTCGAGGCCCGCCTCTCACAGGCCGACATCACCGGCGACGCGAACAAGGTCATCCGCCTCAACCGCTCCAATCTCACCGCTGTGCCCAACGACCCGCACGGCCCCGAACGCGACACGACACAGGAGACCGCAGAATGACCGAGCACGGAGACTTCTCGTACGACCCCGCCACCCGAACGCTTCGAGGAATGCTCCTCCCGTTCGGCGAACGCTCCCGCCTCAGCGTTTCAGGTGCCGAACCCATCGAGTTCGCAGCAGCGTCGATCGACCTCCCGCGCGACCCTTCCGTCGTCACCCTCAACCGCCACCACAATCGCCACGACCCCGTGGGCCGTGCCACCCTCCTGGAGAAGCGCGACGGCGGTGTCTACGCCGAGTTCCGCATCGCCGACACCGACGAAGGTGACGCCTACCTCCGCGACGAGTCGAGCAAGCTCCGCAAGCTCTCCGCCGAGGTCGCCGGAATCGTCCGCGAAGGCGCACGGGCGCTCCGCTCCAAGCTCACAGGCGCAGCCCTCGTCACCGAAGGCGCGTTCGCATCCGCCGCGCTCTTCGCCGTCGCGCAGAGCGAAGAGCACCACGAAGACACCTACACCGACCCGAACGGTGTGACGTGGAAGCGGGTCGAGGACACCACCCGCCAGTACGACGACGAGACCAACAAGACCACCACGACATCCACCGTCGTGGAACAGACCGAGGCCGCCCCGGCTGAGGACACCACCAAGGAAGAAGAGGAATTCGGAATGACGAAGATCGTCCCTGACACGCCGGGCGCTCACACCAAGAAGCGCACGGCCACCGTCGATGGCATGTTCGCCGCAATCGCCAGCGGCGACCCCGAGCGGCTCGAACCTTACCGCGAGGCAGGTGACCTGTTCGCGCTCGACACCATCCAGCACTCCGGACCGACCGACGAGACCATCGGCACCGACACGGCCACCCCCGGCCTCCTCGGCGAACTGTGGGAGCGCCGCTCCTACCGGCGCAAGTTCATCCCGCTCCTCACCCAGCAGCGGCTCACGAACTACCGCATGATCGGATGGCGCTGGACCGACAAGCCCGAGGTCGACGACTACGCGGGCAACACCGCCGAGGTGCCGTCGAACACCGTCGACACCGAGGACGTGCCCGTCACCGCGAACCGCCTCGCAGGCGGCCACCGTCTCGACCGTCGCTTCCGCGACTTCGGCGACACGACGGTCATCTCGTCCTACCTCACCCACCAGGCCGACGACTACGCCCGCAAGAGCGACGCGAAGGCACTGGCCGCCATCATGGCCGCCGCGACCACCACCGCACCCGGCACCGTCCCGGCAGGAATCAGCGAGGGCCTCGCCGCGATCGTCGACGGTGCGCTCGGCGTCATCGGAACCGAGAACACCCCGAGCTACGCGCTCGTCTCGCCCGAACTGTGGCGCGACATCCTCCTCACCCCGAAGGACGACGTGCTCGCCTACCTCCAGGCCGGATTCGGATTCGAGGAAGGCTCGCTCCCCGGCTTCCGCATCATGCCGGCCAACGTCGGCACGGGCAAGGTCATCGTCGGCGCACAGGAGGCCATCACCTTCTGGGAGCTCGGCGAAACCCCGATCCGCGTCGATGGCGTCGTTCCCGGCAACGGCGCAGAGGACATCGCCGTATTCGGGTACTGGGCATCGCTGGCGAACAACACCGCCGCCGTCCGCTCCGTGACCGTCGTCGCCGAGTAATCGAGAGGGGGCGTAGACGATGGCAAAGTGGCTCACCGCCAACGACGCGCAACTGCTGCAAGACCTCTGGCCTGACGTGCCGATGGTCGACGAGGTGTGCAACCTGTACCTCAACGCAGCGAAGTCCGCGTGCCTCGCCTACGCCCCCGCCCTCCCGGAACCGAGCGTGCTCGTCGACGGCGGCTACGTCGTCCTCGAAGAGGAACCGTCGATCCCCGACGAGTGGGTGCTCGCCCAGGTCATGCAAGCCCGCAACACGTACAACGCCGCGAAGGCATCCCCGAGCGGCGGATTCGACGGCAGCGGGTACGGCATCAGCGCGCACCCCCTCGACTGGCAGGTCAAGCAACTGCTCCGCCCGGAGCGGGGCGTGGGGGCGATCCTGTGAGCCTCCGCAAAGACCTCGCCGACACCATCCGCAGCGACTGGGCCAGCGTCCCCACACTCGCCGATTTCCGCGTCATCGCCACCGAACGCGAACTCGACGACATCCAGGTGCCCACCGCCCTCATTCGGCAGCGGACGATCGTGCGCACCCCCGGTCTTCCCTTGTCTCACCGCGATGTCGGGATGATCCTCACCCTCATCAGCCCCCACACCGACCTCGACCGCGCCGCCGACCAACTCGACGAGCCGGTGCTGGCGGCGCTCGACTACCTCGACCAGTACCAGCACGAGGGAGCCACGCAGGTTGGCTACCTCGACCGGCTGGCCTACGACCTCCCGTTCACCGTCATCACCGCCAAGGAGTAGAAATGCCTCCCATCGCCGTCCAGCCGATCGTCCTCAACGACGTGCTCCTCACCATCGAGGGCAACGACTACGAGGCCCACGTCTCCGCTGTCACCTTCACCCCGACCTCCCCGACCGTCACCTGGAAGGGCCTCACCCCCACGTCGCAGCACTCGTTCGCGGGCGCGGCAACGTGGATGGTGACGCTCGACTTCGCGCAGGACTGGGAGACCGCGGACTCCCTGTCGATCCACCTCCTGGAGAACGAACTCGAGAAGGTCGCCGCGACGTTCGAGCCGAAGAAGGGCGGCGCGTCGTTCGCCTCCACCATCGTGCTCGTGCCCGGTGGCGTCGGCGGTGGCGTCGACACGGTGGCGACAAGCTCCGTCACCCTCCCCGCCTCCAAGCCCGTCCGCACCCCCGCAGCCTGACGACGGGCGGGGGCGGCGATGCGCATCGACGTGAGGGAGTCGCGCGAGTTCCGCGCGACGATCTACGCCCTCCGTGCGATCGACAAGACCATCGCCAAGATGGTCCGCCGAGAGACCAAGCGCATCGCCGCCCCCGAGTGGAAGGAAGCCCTCAGCCGTCGAGCCGACAGCCAAATCGAGCGGGTCGTCCTCGTCGACACCGCCGTCATCTCCGTCAGCAATCAGAACGTACGAGCACAGTCAGCCGGTAAGGGACGACCCCGCTCCGGTGGCCTCGCGCCCAAGGTGGACTTTCCCGCCGTCGAGTTCGGTGTCAACCAGAACAAGACGATCAACTACCGCCGCAAGAGCCGAGGCGGCGGGACGCACACCGTCTCCCGCCGTCTCGGACCCACCCTCAAACCCCGCAACCCGCGCGGGTACGTGTTCTACCCCGCCGCTCGCGAGATGATCCCCCGCCTTGCGGCCCTGTGGATTCAGACCACCGTCCGCACCATCGCCGAAGCCCTCGAAGGAAAGCAAGAGTAATGGCACTCCGCATCGACGTAGGCGCGAACACCCGCGCCGCGCAGCGCGAGGTGAAAGACCTCTCGACGGCGCTCGACGACACAGCCGACGCACTCGATGACCTCGCCCGCGACAGCAAGCGCGCGGGCGACAAGACCGAGCGCGCCCTCGACGACATCGGCGACGCCGGTAAGGACGTTGGCCGCGACATCGACGACGCCGGGGAAAAGGTCGAGCGCACCTTCCGAGAGATGGTGCAGGACGCGAAGAAAGCCGAGCGCGCCGTCGATGATGTCGGCGAGGGCGGCGGCAAGTCAATGCGCAAGTTCGGCGACGCCACAGGCGAAGTCATGGACGAGACCCGACAGAACATCTCCGAGACGTTCTCCTCGTTCCGCGGCGACGCCGAAGACTTCGCGCAGCTCGGGCAAGACATCATCGGTGGCCTCGCCGGAGCGGGCGGCATCGTCGGCGCTCTCGGCCTCGGAGCCGCCGCAGCCGGAATCGGTCTCCTCATCCAGCAATTCGAGACGCTGGGAGAGGAGGAGATCGCCCGCAAGGAGCGCGCCGCCGAGTGGGCAGCGGCCTATATCGACGCGGGCGACAAGATCATCTCCCACGCCCACATCGTCGCCGCCGTGCAGGACATCGCCACCGACCCTGACAAGTACAAGGAAGCCTCTGACAACGCGAAGAACTGGGGCGTTGACGTGTCGACCGCGATGCGCGCGATGGCCGGAGACGCGACCGCGCTCGACATCGCTCAGGCCACGCTCAACGAGAAGCAGGAACGGTTTAGCGAGGTACTCAAAGACTCCACGATGAACGCTGGGTCTGCCGGTGCCGCCGCGGGTGAGTACACCGACGCCGAGAAGAAACTCGCCGACGAGGTGGCAGCAGGCACGACGGCAATGGCCGCGCAGAAAGCCGAGATGGCAGCCGGTGCCGACGCCGCCGACGCCGTGTCGAACGCCCTCAAAGACCTCATACGCGACGCCGGAACCGCCACCGTCAAAACCGACGAACTCGGCAACGAGGTCTACAAGCTCCCGGACGGCACAGAAATTCTCATCGACGCGAAGACCAAGCAAGCCTCCCTCGACCTCGAAGGATTCAAGGGCGACCTGGACGACGTGCCCGACGAGAAGGTGTCCACGGTGCGCATCAACCTCGACACGTCCGCATGGGACAACTGGGTGCCCAACCCGAAGACGGGCCGCGTCGGAACCGCCGCGGTCGGATGGAGGCAGCCCGTATGAGCGCCACGATCACCGCCAACAACGGCGCAGGCACCACCTCCCCGCTCGTCGTCCTCGGATACGAGACCGAGCTACCGGGCCGCAACATCATCCACGACCTTATCGGCGGCGGCATCGCCGTCGCGCTCGTCGCCCCGCGCCCCCGCGCGGGCGTGCTCCGCATGGGGTACGAGGTCGAAGCCGACGCCTGGGCGGCGCTCACACTTCACGCCGAGAAATCTGCGTTCACCCTCACCGAGACCGACCGCCCCGCAGTTGGCATGAGCTACGTCCTCAACGGTGCCGCGCGCCTCATCCTCGAAGACCAGACCCGCAACCTCTGGCAGATCGAAGTGCCCTATCAAGAGGTGATCGTGTGACCACCCCGCAGCTTCGCCCGACCGCGACCGTCACCGTCAACGACGGCAGCGACGACATCACCGTGGACGTTGACAGCGGCGACGTGACCCTCGACGCCCTCCGCATCCCCTACGCAACCGCGCGCGTCACGATCCCTCTCGTCTCCCACGACACCATCGAAGCTATCGACCCGCGCAACGCGATCCGCGCGCACCTCGTCGGCGGCGACGAGTCCGGGTCGAGCCGCACATTCAACCTCGGCATCCGCTCCCGCGAGGTCGACCACCGAGCACGGCAGATCATCATGGACCTCGCCTCCGACGAGGCGCTCCTCTTCGACTACGCCGGACTCACCGAGGACACAGGCGCACGCGCCCACGAAACCTCCCTCCGCGCCGTGTGCAACTACGTGCTCGAGAAGATCGGCGCGACCCTCGGAGCGGGGGACGTTGACGCGGATGTAACAGCCTATTGGGCACTCACCAACGAGGTACTCAACCCGCGTGGCCGAACCAACGCTGACCATTGGAGGCACGGAACCGGGGCGAGTGGCCTCACCGCGATAACGATGTCCACTCCCCTCCCGTCCATCGGCGATAGGGCGATCCGATGGACCACGGCCGCGGGCGACTCCAATGCGATCGCGTCGCCGACGAACACAACTATTCCGGTGACACCTGGCCGCTCCTATGTGTTCGCATTCGAGGTTGCAACGTCGGGCACACCGCGTTTCGCACAGGCAGTCATCCAATGGTGGGGAGCGGATGGTGACGTGAAGCTTGGCGTGACGGGCGGCGACGAGGTGGCATCTGACTCGACCGCGTTCCGCACTGTTTACGTCGTGGCGGAGGCCCCGGCTGGGGC